ATGCGTATGCATCTAAAATATGTGCGGGAAAAATTAAAGACCCTAGTGGTGTTAAAAGAAAAGATTTTAAAGGACCAAAACCAGCCAAAACAGGAGGTGTTATGAAAGTAAAAAAAGCAGGATTAGGAACTATGGCAGCATTAGGTATAGGTGCTGATGACGTGAAAGAAAATGTTAGAGGTAAAGGAGCTTTATTACCAGCGTTTGGTTTAGCAGGTATGGCTAAATATCAATCTATGAATAAAAAAGATAAAATGCCAGAAGATAAAAAAGCATCTGGTATAACTAAGAAAGAAACACAGGGTATGGCATTAGGTGGTATGACTCCACAAGGAACAGGTTCTTACCTAAAAATAAATATTGACGGTGATGAGAGTTTTACCAACGCATCAGCACAAGCTTACTATAAAGATCTAATAAAAGGCATAGGGTAAGTGTCAGGACTAAAAAAATGGTTTGCTCAAAAGTGGGTAGACATAGGCAGTAAGAAAAAAGATGGCACATTTGCAAAATGTGGACGAAGTAAACAAAAAGCAGATGCAAAGAGAAAGTATCCTAAATGTGTACCTCTTGCAAAAGCACAAAGAATGACTGAAGGTGAAAGAAGAAGTGCAGTAAAAAGAAAAAGAGCGAAAGCTCAAGGTGTTGGTGGTAAGCCAACAAATGTTAAAACATTTACAGCCTTTAAAGGAGGCATAGTAGATAAATATTATAATGGAGTTTTGTGATGGTTGTAAAAATAGGCAAAGAAATATTTAAAGATGATTTTAAAAAAGGTGATTATCTTAAAAGATTGAAACAGAAAGGCACTACTAAAGATCTTACTAAATATAAAGTTAAAAAAATAAAAGTTGATATTGACAAAAAAGCTATTGGCGGACCTGCAAAAACAAAAAAAGGTTCTACAGACTTTGGTATGTTGTCCGTAAAATATGGTGTAGATAATAACCCTAATCCCACTCATGCTGATAGAATAGCAGCAGCAACTAAAGGCAAAAACAAAAAACCAGAAGGTGCTTTTCTTGGTAAAATTTTTCAAAATCCTAAAATAAGAGAAATGTTTGCAAGAGTTAAGGGAGATACTGCAATACAAGATCCAGAGGCATATAGACAAGCTTACAATAAGTACGCAACTGCATATGGTAATGAACCAATGAAAGGCGATGAAGATAAAAAAGTACAAGCTAAAAACGGCAAGTTTATTGTAAGAGGTATGGGTGCTGCGATACGTGGCGGTTCAACAAAAGGTTCAAGTTAGGAGGACAAAATGGGATTTGATTTTAAAAAATTTTTAGCAAGCGGTAAACCACCAACAGAGGCAATAGCAAGAGGAGGATCTCGTCCAAAAGGTTCACCCGAACCTACAGTTATTAAAGGACCAAAAGATAAAAAAAAGAAAGTTGTAAAAAAAAGCAACCAGTTTAGTAAAGCAGTTAAGAAAAGCCAGACAAAAGCTAAAGTAGAAAAAAAAGCAGCTAAAGAAAAAAAAGCTAGAAACAGAACAAATTTTAGCAGTAAAAATATAATACTTGGATCAAATATGATTAAAAGTGGCGTATTAGGAAGAAAAGTAAATCCTAAAAAAAGTAATCCTGACAATTTTTTTGATGATTTAATGAAAACAAAAACTGTGCAGGGTGGTAAAGATTTAGCAAAAAAGTATTCTGATTCTATGACTTTTAAAGTACCTGTCTTCATGAAAAATATGCAACCTAAAGCAGCTGTAACTAAGGAAGAATTACAGGCTTATAGAGATAAAAAAGGTAATCAAAAGTTAGAGTTAAGAGATTATTTAAACGAAAAAGCTGGTTTAACAAGAAGAAAATTTGGTGGTATTGCAATTAAAGGTGTTAAGGACCCAAACAAAATTTTTAAAGGTTAGGATGATATATGGCTACATCAGGATCAACTTCATTCGATTTAAATATAGACGACATAATTCAGGAGGCCTATGAAAGATGTGGGGTACGCACAAATAGTGGGTATGATCTAAAATCAGCAAGAAGAAGTTTAAATATTCTTTTCAGCGAATGGGGAAACCGAGGAGTGCATCTTTGGAAAGTAAGTTTGAAAGAACAACTGTTGACAGCGGGAACGAGAACATACGATGCACCAAGCGATGCAAACGATATATTAGAAGCTTACATAAGCACTACTACGGGACTTACAACTTCAACAAACGAAGTGTCCCTAACTAAAATATCAAGAAGTGAATATGCAGCATTGCCTAATAAAGGATCGCAAGGTCAACCAAGTCAGTATTATGTAGATAGACAAACAACTCCCACTATCACATTATATCAAACACCTGATGCATCAACGTATACGTATTTAAAGTATTATTATTTAAAAAGGATTGAGGATGCAGGTTCTTATACTAATCAAGCTGACGTGGTCTTTAGATTCATTCCATGCATGGTGGCTGGTCTTGCCTACTATTTAAGTATGAAAAGAGCACCACAGTTAGTGCAAACTACTAAATTAGTATATGAAGATGAATTACAAAGAGCATTGACAGAAGATGGTCAAAGAACTTCTGTTTACATTACTCCACAAACTTATTTTCCACAAGGTGCATAATGGCATACGCAAGAGGTAAATATGCAAAAGCAATATCAGACAGATCAGGTATGGCTTTTCCTTATAGAGAGATGGTAACAGAATGGAATGGTTCATTTGTACACAAATCAGAGTTTGAAGCAAAGCATCCACAGATAAGAAGAAAGCATGTAAAATCAGATGCAGTTGCTTTAGCTAATGCTAGACCAAGACAAAAAGATGATAACAAAGATTTTATACTTTATATTAATAATGGTTTCTTTTCTGAAACTGGTGACACTGGTATAACAGGTGGAGCAAGTATGTCTCCTGATAGTAGTGACAATATACTAGGAACAAAACTTACAGCAGTTCAAGCTACAGCTTCAGTAGGAACTAATTTTACAGTGGTGATTTCATGACTATTTCACATGCAAGTTTTTTAACACAAGTAAGAAATTATACGGAAGTAGATTCTAATGTATTATCAGATACTATAATAGATGAGTTTATTAGAAATACAGAATTAGATATAGCAAACAAAGTTGACTACGATGATATACGTAAATATGTTACAGGTTCTACAGGAACTCAAAAATATCTAAATGTGCCTGATGACTGTATTGTTATAAGATCTGTGCAAGTTATAAGTAGTAGCACCAGAGATTTTTTAGAAAAAAGAGATACCTCTTTTATAGCTGAATTTAATCCCACAGATGCAACAGGTTTACCTAAGTATTTTGCAAATTGGGATGATAAGAATATTTTGTTTGCACCAGTGCCTGATCAAAATTACGATGTTCAATTAAATTATATAAAAGATCCTGAACATTTTACCAGTACAACTGCAACATTTTTATCAAAGCATCAGGAAAGTTTATTACTTTATGGTGTGCTTGTTGAATGTTTTAGTTATTTAAAAGGCCCTATGGATATGTACAAAACGTATCAAGCAAAGTATAATGAAGAAATGCAAGCGTTTATGATGCAACAAATGGGCAGACGTAGACGTGCAGAATATGATGACGGTGTTTTAAGATTACCTATGCAATCTCAATCACCATAAATAACAAGGAGAAAAAATATGGCAATAACAACAAGTGTAGTAACTAACGTGTTTAAAACTGATGTTCTGAAAGGAGTGCATAATTTTACAGCTGCACCAACAGGCAACACTTTTAAATTAAGTATGTATACATCAAGTGCAACTCTTGGTAAGTCAACAACATCTTATACATCTGACAATGAAGTAAGCTCACCATCTGGTTATACTGCAACTGGAAAAGCTTTAGTATCATCTACTCCAGTTTTGAGTACAGATACTGCTGTTTGTGACTTTGCAGATTTATCTTTTGTAGGTGTTACTCTTACAGCAAGAGGTGCTTTAATCTATAACGATTCAGCTTCTGGAGATCCAGCAGTTGCAGTATTAGATTTTGGCGGAGATAAAACAGCTACTTCAGGTACATTTACAATACAGTTTCCTACTGCTAATGCTTCAGATGCGATTTTAAGAATAGCTTAAGTAGGAGTTTTAAAACGTGACTACAAGAACATTTACAGTCACAGTAGTAAATGTTAGTGGTAACAATAAGTATTTTATTGATGGAGTACAACAAGCTACTGTAAATTTAGCAGAAGCAGGTACTTACGTATTTAATTGGTCTGATAGTTCAGCGATAAATCACCCAGTAAGATTTTCTACAACTTCTGATGGCACACATAGTGGAGGTTCAGAGTACACTACAGGTGTCACTAAAAACGATGGTGCTTACACTACAACTATCACAGTTGCTATCGGAGCACCAACTTTATATTATTATTGTCAGTATCATCCTAACATGGGTGGACAAGCAAACACAGTATCTGCAACATCATGGGGTATGTTGTCTTGGAATACTGGTACTTGGGGTAATCAAGCCGATCATAGTCAATCTGTAACTGGTGTTTCTGCAACTTCATCAGTTGGTTCAACCACAACAAGTGGGGAGATAAACACTGGTTGGGGAAGAGGTACATGGGGTGAGTTTGCTTGGAATATTGCTGGACAAGTAGTTGCTGATGGAGTATCAGTCACATCAGCAGTTGGAAGTGTTACACAAACTATTACGGCAGATATAGATGTAACAGGGGTATCTACCACAAGTTCAGTTGGCACTACTTCTCAAACTATAGTACAAGAAATAAGTGCAACAGGTTTAAGTCTTACAAGTTCAGTTGGTAGTGTTGTAGTAACACACACTGGTTTAGTTGCTCCTTCTGGTGTATCAGTAACTTCTAATGTAGGAACTGCCACCATAGATGAAAGATTTTTAGTTGGTTCTGGTTGGGGTAGATTAAGTTGGGGTAATCAAGTTTGGGGTGGAGCATACGCAGTAATACCAAATGGTGTAAGTGCAAGTTCTGCCGTTGGTTCAACTACGATAACTGCTGATTGTAATGTTACTCCTACTGGTGTATCAGTTACAAGTACAGTTGGTGTTGTTGCAGGTGTATCAACAGATAGTTTAATTACTCAAACTGGATTAGGACTAACAAGTTCTGTTGGCACTTCTACTGTAGAAATTACTTTTGGTACTGTAGTGACAGGTGTTTCTGCAACATCAGCATTAGGTTCTGTAATAGTCGCACCTAAAATAGAAGTGCCAGTTACTAACGCTACCTTAACATCTTCTGTTGGCACAGTTACTTTCACTATAACAGGTTCTACTTCAGTTACTGGAGTAGCTTCAACGTTCTCTGTAGGTTCAATAGTTCCAGAGTCCATTTACTCTGTCACTGGTGTTGCTGCAACATCAGCTGCTGGTACTCCTACCGAAATAACTGGAGAGGGAATTGTAGATGATGTTACAGGAGTAGTATTGACTGCTTCAACTTCTGGACCTATAATAGTGGTGTGGTCAGAAATAGATACGGGCACACCGACAACTTGGACTGCGATAACAACAGCGGCATAAAAAAAGGATAAAATATGGCATCTACATACTCATCAGATCTTAAACTAGAACTCATGGCAACTGGTGAAAACGCTGGTACATGGGGTGATAAAACAAATACAAATTTAAATTTAGTACAACAAGCAATAGGTGGCTTTGAACAAGTTACAGTGGGTGATGGAGCAACAGTTGCTCTTGCTATGACTGATGGCACTATATCAAACGCAAGAAATATGGTTAT